GAAGCGCTCGAGGCGGCGCTGGCCAGCGGCACGCTGCGCGTGACGTTCGAGGGCCGGAGCATCGAGTACCGGAGCGTCGATGAGCTCAAGAAGGCAATCGCCGAGGTCAAGGCGTCGATGGCGGCGGCAGACCCGGCCCGACCGCGTTCGCGCGTCATTCGCACCTACACGAGCAAAGGTTTCTGATGGGCTACTGGCGCAATTTGCTGCGGGCGGCCTTCGGCGTCCCGGTGCGCGCGGTCTCGGGCTACGAGGCTGCCGCCGCGACGCGCCGCACCCTGGGCTGGAGCGTTTCGGCGGAAGGGATCAACACCCTCGTCACCGGAGGCGGCGACGCGCTGCGCGCCCGTTCGCGCGACATGGTGCGGCGCAACGCCTGGGCGAGCAACGCTGTCGAAAGCTTTGTCGCGAACGCCGTCGGCACGGGGATTAAGCCGCAATCGAAGCACCAGGACCCTGAGGTGAAGCGGCGGCTGCAGGAGCTCTGGCTGCGGTGGACCGATGAGGCCGATGCCGCCGGGCTGACGGACTTCTACGGGCTCCAGGCGCTGGTGTGCCGCTCCACAATCGAGGGCGGCGAGTGCCTGGTGCGGCTGCGCGAGCGCCGGATCGAGGACGGACTGACCGTGCCGCTTCAGCTCCAACTGCTCGAAGCCGAGCACCTGCCCACGGCGAAGAACGAAAACCTGCCGAACGGCAACGTCATCCGCGCCGGGATCGAGTTCGACAAGTTGGGCCGCCGCGTGGCTTATCACCTCTACCGCGAGCATCCTGGGGAGAAACTGACGTTCTTCAACGCTGGCGAGACGGCACGCGTGCCGGCTGAGTCGGTCCTGCACATCTACAAGCCGCTGCGGCCCGGCCAGCATCGCGGTCAGCCGTGGCTCGCGCAAGTGCTCGTCAAGCTGCACGAACTCGACCAGTACGACGACGCCGAACTGGTCCGCAAGAAGCTGGCGGCGATGTTTGCCGCGTTCATCATCGAGAACAACCCCGAGGATCCGGTGATCGGCGCAAAGCCGGGCGAGGGCGAGACGGACTCAAGCGGCGTGCCGCTGGCTGGCATCGAGCCAGGCTCGATGGTAAAGCTCCTGCCAGGCGAGGATGTGAAGTTTACAGAGCCTGGCGACGTCGGCGGCATGTACACCGAGTTCATGCGCGTGCAGTTGCGCGCCATCGCCGCAGGCCTCGGTATCACCTATGAGCAATTGACGGGAGATCTCGAACGTGTGAATTACTCCTCGATCCGCGCCGGATTGCTCGAATTCCGCCGCCGCTGCGAGCAGTTCCAGCACCAGGTGATGGTCTACCAGTTCTGCCGCCCGGTGTGGCGGGCGTGGATCGAAGCCGCGGCACTAAGCGGCGCGATCGACGCGCGCGACTACACTGCGCGGCCTGAGGCCTATCTCGATGTCGAGTGGCGGCCGCCGTCCTGGGCGTGGGTCGATCCGCTCAAGGACATGAACGCCGAGGTCACAGCCGTGCGCGCCGGCTTCAAGCCGCGCAGCGCCGTGATCAACGAGATGGGCTACGACGAGGAGGACGTCGACCGCCAAGCAGCGGCCGACAACGCACGCGCCGACTCGCTCGGCCTGACCTACGACTCTGATCCGCGCAAGACCACCAGCAATGGACAGCTGGTCGCTGAGCCGGAGCCCGCAACGCAAGTCCAATGACACATCTCCCGCACATTGCGTCACGCGTGTTTGACACGCCGCTGATGATGGACCCGAATAAGCTCAACGCCATCCTGGCCGTGCTGGCGCCGCGCCTGGGCATGGATCCGCCGGCGGTGGACGCGGCGCTGCTCACCGAGCAGCGCTCGCGGAGGCCTTCTGCCGTCACCGATACCGGTGTCGCCGTCATCGAAGTCTCGGGCAGCCTGGTGAACCGCGCCTCGGGAATGGATGCGCAATCGGGGCTCACCTCGTATGAGCAGTTGGGCAACGAGATCCTCGACGCCGCCACCGACCCGCAGGTCCGCGGGATCCTCTTGCGATTGGACAGCTACGGCGGCGAGGCCAACGGCGCCTGGGACGTGGCGAGCCTGATCGAAGAGGCCGCGCGTGTAAAACCTGTCTGGGCATCAGTGGATGACTGGGCCTTGAGCGCAGGGTATCTTCTCGCCTCGGCTACCGACCGCATCTGGGTCACGCGCACCGGCGGCGTCGGCTCGGTAGGCATCATCGCCATGCACCTCGATCAGAGCGGCTGGGACGCGGCCAACGGGCTGCGCTACACGACGATCTACTCGGGCGCGCGCAAGAACGATTTCAACCCGCACGAGCCGCTCTCCGACGGCGCCCGCGCGGTTCTCGTGGCTGAGGTCGAACGGCTCTACACCATGTTTGTCGAGGCTGTGGCGCGCCGCCGGAGCCTGAACGCGGACGCCGTGCGCGCGACTGAGGCTGGGATCTTCTACGGCGAGGAGAGCGTCGCTCAAGGCTTCGCCGACCGCGTGGGCACGTTCCGCGACGCTCTGGCCGCAATGACCGAATCACTTGTAAAACCCAAGTCCATGAAAGGAGGCACTCCCGTGTCTGAAACCACTCAGGCGGCCACGAATCCGCCCGTCCCCGATCTTGCCGCCCTTGAGGCCGCAGCCCGCGAGCAGGGCTACGCCGAGGCCGCCGAGATCGTCGTGCTGTGCGCGATCGCAGGTCGGCCTTCTTTGGCCAGCGACTTCATCAGCCGGCATCTCTCGGCAGCCGAAGTGCGCAAGGAACTGCTCGCGCTGCGGGCCGAGGCCGACAGGGAAGAGATCCGGTCCCATGTTCTGCCCGAGGCGGGCACGACGTCCAAGCAGAACCTCGAAGACAACCCGGTCGTCAAGGCCTGCCTGGCCTTGGCCGGAGCGAAAGGAGCCAAGTAACCCATGCCCGTACAAACCGAATCGAACCACCTCGGCGACTGGTTGAAGTATGAGGAGGACAACCTCTACAGCCGCGATGAGGTCACCGTCATCTCCGGCCAGAATCTCGCAACCGGCACGGTCGTTGGCGTGATCACCGCCAGCGGCAAGGTGACGCAGCTTGCGCCGGGCGCGAGCGACGGCTCCGAAACAGCCGCCGGCGTGCTGGTGAACGCCGTCGACGCGAGCGCGGCCGACCGGCCGGGCGTCATCATCGCGCGCCATGCCATCTGCTCCGACAAGGGCCTGGTCTGGCCCGCCGCGATCACCGGCCCGCAAAAGGCGGCCGCCATCAGCCAATTGAAGTCCTTGGGCATTCTCGTCCGGGAAGGAGCCTGAACCACAATGCCGATGCTCAATCCATTCGCCACCGATGCCTTCAACATGGCCGCTCTCACGGCGGCCATCAACAAGATCCCCAACACCTATGGGCGCCTGGAGCAGTTGAACCTGATGCCCGCCACGGGCGTCCGCACCCGCACCATCATCATCGAGGAGATGAGCGGCGTGCTGAACCTGCTGCCCACGCAGCCCGTCGGCGCTCCAGGCACCCTCGGCACGCAGGGCAAGCGCAAGGTGCGCTCGTTCGTGATCCCGCACATTCCGCACGACGACGCGGTACTGCCTGAGGAAGTCCAGGGCATCCGCGCCTTCGGCTCGGAGTCGGAGACTGAAGCGCTGGCCGATCTGCTCGCCCTGAAGCTCCAGAACATGCGCAACAAGCACTCGATCACGCTCGAGCACCTGCGCATGGGCGCTCTCAAGGGCGTGATCCTCGACGCCGACGGATCGGTCCTCTACGACCTGTACTCGGAGTTCGGCATCACGCCCAAGACCGTCAACTTCGCTCTCGGCACGGCTTCCACCGAAGTGCTGCTGAAAGTCCTCGAGGTGAAACGCCACATCGAAGACAACCTCAAGGGCGAGTTCATGACGGGCATTTTGTGCCTGTGCTCTTCGAGCTTCTATGACGCCTTCACGACGCATGCGAAGGTCAAGGAAGCTTTCCAGTACTACCAGCGCAGCCAGCAGCTCGGCAACGACTACCGCACGGGGTTCACCTTCGGCGGCGTGACCTTTGAGGAGTACCGCGGCCAGGCGACCGATGCCGCGGGCAACGTGCGCAAGTTCATCGCCGACGATGAGGCGCACTTCTTCCCGCTGGGCACGGCCAACACTTTCCGGACGTTTTTCGCGCCGGCCGACTTCAACGAGACGGCGAGCACCTTGGGCCTGCCGCTCTACGCCAAGCAGGAGCCGCGGAAGTTCGGGCGGGGGACGGACCTGCACACGCAACAGAATCCGCTGCCGATCTGCCTGCGTCCCGAGGTGCTGGTCAAGGGAACGAAGGCCTGACTATGAACGGATGGGAAGCGGCAGTCAAGGACCTCGACGCCGCCGTGCTGAGCACGTTTGGGCGCGAGGTCCTCTACCTTCCCGAGACTAGCGGGCAGGCTGTTGTCCGCGCCGTGTTTCAGCAGGCGCGGGAGGCCGAGGACGCCTCGCCAGGCGTTTATGCCGTGCTGTTCGTGCGGGTGGCGGACCTACCCGCACCGCCCGTGCGCGGCGACGAGGTCGACATCGAGGGCGTGCGCTACAAGGTCTTCGATATCGAAGCCGATGCCGAGGGCGCCGCCGTACTCCGGCTCCGCAAGTCCTGCTGACTTGTGGAAGATCTTCCACAAGTTGGGACTTCCGCGCAATTGCGCGGAAGTTTGTGTCGAGGTGATTCATGCCGAGCGTCCGTG